TTGGAAGACCATGCCTGGTGGAAAGATTGTCATCGAGAGCAAGGACGACATTCGGAAGAGGCTGAATCGATCTCCAGACAAGGGAGACGCTGTTTGTTTGGCTTGGTGGGCTAGTGGGTTGGGATTTTCCCTTGACCCGAGTGATTCTGCCTTTGATTGGAGTGATACAGTTGACGATGGAAGCGCGTTTGATTGGGATAATTCCAGCTATCGAGGAGACTTCGGCGATTTAGTGGAAGCTCCTTCAGGGGTTTGGTATGACAATTAGTGACAATGTGCCGTCCCACAGTCGGCCAAGAGCCACTCCTATTCTCGACATTGAGTACTTCGACGGTCCTCCTCCCCAGGGTGAACTAGGTTCTTCTTTCGAATACGATACACCTTTCTCCGAAATGGAGAAGGGCAATGTCTTTGTCCAAGAAGAGCCCATGGTCCGCGACTACCAGCACATGTTGCGTACCGATGGTACGGCTCAGTCCATTGAACTGATGCTCACCTACCCCATCATCTCTGCTCCCTGGGAAATCGACCCTGCAAAGGGCGACGCGGGAGAGGCCGAGTTCATTTACGATGCACTCACAGCTCTTCCTCACCAGGGCGGCCCTCTGACAACTGTTGAGCAACTGGTTTCTCAAATGACGGACGCTTTTACCATGAAGCGTGCGTACTTTGAGAAGGTCTTCAAGGTAAACGATGATGGCAAGGTTGTTTACCACAAGCTCGCTTTCCGTCCACCGGAGACTTGTAAACCTGCGTACGATGGGCAGCGTTCTGAACCTCGTGGATACAAGCAACTTCCAGTGAAGTTCGTGAACGGTGAACCGTCTGTCCAATGGAACGCCGGTCAGAATGATTGGGTCTACGTCGATCCAAGGCGCTCATTCGTTTATATCCACGGAACTCACCGTGATCCGATTCTCGGGATCTCGGCAATGCAGGTTCCTTATCACTGCTTCCAGACTAAGCGTAAGATCCGGTGGCTCTGGTACCAGTTCTTGGACCAGGGCGTTCTTCCTAAGACCATTGTCCGTAACCCAGATGAGGGACAAGCGCGCCTCGACGCCCGTAAGGTTGCTCAGCTTCGAGGCAAGGGAGTCGTAGGACTCCATGACCAGTCGATTGTCGACCCATTCGAGTCTTCTGGCCGTGCCGGTGAGGCATACGTCCAGGCAATGGCATGGCTCGATAGTGAGATGCTTGACAGTGGACTGTTGGGCTTTATGGGGCTGTCGAGTCAGGCTGCCAGTGGAAAGGGTAGTTATGCACTTGCGGAGTCTCTTTCTAAGATGTACCTCCGCACGCGACGCATGGTCGCTATGGACATGGCTCGGCAGATTACGAATGAAGTGATCGGACCTCTCGTTGCTTACAACTTCGGGCCCAAAGCTAGTATCCCGAGATTCAAGTTCGGTCCTCTATCTGAGGCAAACGAAGTCAACGTCTTGGATGTCTTTTCTAAAGTGGCTACCACAGGTGCGAAGGTACCGGTGGAGTTTTACGATCAGTTGGTCAATAGGGTTGCCACGCTTCTTGAACTCGATCCTGGAAAGGTTGCTAAAGACCTAGAGATCAATGGCTCTCCTCAAGAGGCAGACAACTTCCAGCAGATGGCAGGGGTAGTCGATTCCGCTACCAGTATGGTCCGTAACAAGGTTGCAGAGAAAGAAGAGTCTGACGCTGGCGGTCCTAATGCCGCAAAGGCGAAGGCAGCCGCTCGGGGCGGTGGAACCGTAGGCTCTCGCCCGTTCGGTGAGAGGTCGGTGACTCGTGCCAAGCAGCGAAAGCGGACGGCATAGGCTCCCTCAATCAAAAGCACCCTTGGTTGCGCTGGGCATTGCAGCACTCGGTCTCTTGGTAGGGACAATCTTTGCCATTGCAACTGGTTCTTTCAGCTCGAATTCTCCTTCTACTTCCTCCTCCTATCCTTCTATAGTTGTAACTTCTCCTTCTGCTGTGCCCGAAAGCGAAGAATATGAGTTTACCTACCAACACGACGAGGACGAGGACAACGTCAAGTGAATCCGAACCGTCCCATACTTGATGTTCATTTCCATAAGGACTCTAGGTCTCGGAACTATGGCACCCGAGAGATTGTTGGTCGGACTGCCAGATTCAAGCGTGTATGGACAACTCGTAAGGATCCTCTGGACCAGGGCCGTGAGGGAGCGTGCGTTGGCTTCTCCTGTGCCGGTGAGCTAGCCGCCAAACCTGCCTCTTACGAAGTGACGAACGAGACCGCACTAAAGATTTACCGTGCAGCGCAGGGTGTGGACCGATCTGAAGGTCGGAACTATGACAGTGGTGCAACTGTTCTGGCAGGCATGAAGGCATGTCACAGAGCTAAGTATTTCTCTAAGTATGGTTGGTGCTTTGGGATCGACGATACGATCAACTGGATCGTACGTCGCGGTCCTGTCGTGCTGGGTATCAACTGGTATGAAGGTATGTATCAGACCACCAACAATGGTTTGATCCTTATTGATGGTCCGATTGCAGGTGGTCATGCGATTATGGCTAATGGTTTCTGGCCTGCTCATCCTCAGTTTGGTGATGTACTGGTTCTTACTAACAGTTGGGGTAGAGATTGGGGTATTAACGGTCGGGGCTATCTTCCTGTGGAGAATGCATCGCGTCTTCTTAAGGAAGACGGAGAGGTCGCAGCACCAGTAGATTTCCCTATCAGAATGGTAGGTAGCTGATGTATCTTCCGGGGGCTCGTGACATTAAAGTATGCGGACAAGTAGCAAAGCTTCTTCTCTTCGTATTCTTGGTCTCTTGGTGGTGGTATCCTCTACTTCTCATCTGGTGGGTGTCCGTACTCACTCTTCGAGGTGTTGTGTGGATTGCTGAGGAGGTGAATTATCTTGGGTATCTTAATGATCGATCTCGCTAGGAAGAGAGAGCATTCCTCTCGGACTCACCCGGACCTGCCGAACAAGCCTGGTGGTCCGGACAACTGGGTTGAGAAGGCTGGTGGACTCCCCTCCTACATCAAGCGTATTGCTAAGCACATCTTCTACGACTCGCCTGGCATGACTGTCTCTCATGCTATTGCTGCGGCGGTAGAACGTGTGAAGGTGTTGGCTGCCAAGGGCAATCCAACTGCCGTTAAGGCTTTGGCACAATGGGAAGCTAAGAAGACGTCATCTCATGCACTGTCCGAAGAGGCCAGTGTAATTGATCTGGCAGGTTCAGTACACCTGACTCAGAGGCGTAGAACGCTTTTCTCTACCTATGGCAACTCAGTTAGTGCCAAAGGCACCGGTATCAAAGGTGCATCTTTCGACGAGAGAAAGCACGTCCGCACTAGCGGTGGACAGTTTGGGGAAAAGCTAAATCCTGCTGAGCTGCTTGCTTCCAAGCGGCGTATCGAAAGCGGAATAATTAACCTTCGTGTTGGTCAAAACTACAAGCTGCCTGGTAATGTAGGATGGGTGAAGCGCACGGCAGGGGGATATTTCGTTCAAGGAAACGGAGGTTTCACTGCCTCAGTTCGTACAGCTAGTGAAGCCATTGTCGCTGCTGCTTCTCTATTAGCAAAGAAAGGGTTCGATAAGTGACTGAGATTCTGCTTGGTCCAACTCTTACGAACGGTCCGACTACAAAGGTCACCGATAAGAAGACAGGTAAGACCTACTTCAAGAAGCGTATTCTCCCTGAGGGTAGCTACAAGTACAAGACGCAGGATGGAACTGATGTTGACCTCGATTTGACAGAGAGTCAGCTCAAGACCTTCGTCTCATCCTTCAAGGATAAGGCTTACGACGAGGTTCCTTTCCAGTTTGGCGCTCACTCGAATGACCCAACCATTCGGAAGGGCACTCTTGTTGAAGTTGAGCACGTTCCTGGTAAGGGAATTGATGGCTACTTCGAGTTGGACTCTGAAGCAGCCTCTTATGTTCAGAAGTACCCGAACTTCGGTGTCTCTCCTCGTCTTGTCCTTGACATCTCTCGGGCCGATGGCAAGAAGTTTGAGGGTGCTATCCAGCACGTTGCTGGTACCGTTGTGCCGCGTATCAATGGCATGGGGCCGTGGTCGAAGGTAGAGCTTTCTGAAGACGGCGACACCGACGCTGAGACTCCGGTCTTTGACCTTTCTACTGAAACTATTACTGTAGAGCGTGATCGAAAGGTTATCGATGTGACTACTGAAAAGAAGAAGGAAGAGGGTCAGGTTATCACTCTCTCCCAGGATGAGTACGATTTCTTCAAGAAGATGAAGACTGAGTACGAAGAGATCATGAGTGAGGGAGAGAAGACTCAGAGTGTTGACCTCTCAGAGGTGACTCAGAAGGCTGACTCTGCGCTTTCCGGTGTGGCGCGTCTTCAGGCTCAGGCTATTCGTGACTCGTGGTCGGCCAAGCGCTCTCTTCTGGTCGGGCAGGGCGTTCCTCCTGCCGCGCTTGATCTCGCTGAGCCGGTCATGACCGATGTGGAAACGAAGGTTTATGACCTTTCTACTCCCGAAGGCTCTGTGAAGGTTGACGCCAAGACTCAGATGCTCGGAGTTCTTGAGCTTCTGAAGGGCACTGTTGACCTGGGCGGGGAGAAGGGCCACGGAGTTACCGACCTGAGCGGGGATGCTGACTCTGCCGAGTTCTCGCAGGAGAACATTGAGCGGTTCATGAACGAGTACGGTATCTAACTTAATAGAAATTGAAGGGATATTGATATGGCTGGTCTTAGGCCACATCTTGAGCACGGACCGGAAACCCATCTGGTCTCTACCAACCTGGTCGGCGGCACTCTCGTAGAGCCTGACGGTGTTACCGGAAAGGTCAAGCCCGCCACCCTCAACTCGACTACCGTTCTCGGTCTGGCACTCGGCGATGCGGCTGCCACTGCTGGCGGTGTTGCTGCCACTCAGGATGCTTGGGGCCGATACACTGGTGGCGGTCTGACTCCTCCTAATGAGGTGGCAGTCGCTTACCGTGGATCGTGGTGGATTAAGAATACTTCTGGTACTGCTTGGACTTACGGTCAGGCGCTTTATGCTGGTGCCTCTGGAATTACTCAGGGCACGACTACTACCGGTCGTCTTGTTGGTTTCTGCATTGAGCCTGCTGGTGTCGCTAACAACGCTGAGGGCCGAGTTCGGCTTCAGCTCGGCTGATAGGATAACTGAATAATGCCTGTTCTGACTCAGAGGGTCGGACATTCGTACGATAGCCCTAACTGGACTGTCGGCACGCTTGTCAAGCGGCCAAGTATGCTTCCCAACATGGTTATCTCTGCGGTTAAGGATAACCTTATTGCTGACCTGCTCTTGAGGAAGGGCCCTTCTGCTCCTGGTGGCGCTGTTCAGTACCAGGAACAGGTTGTCTTCTCCTCGATCCGCGACGCTGAGATCATCGCTGAGTTCGGCGAGATCCCAACGACTCAGGCTGACATCGGTATTCCTACCGTCGTTGCCACTCAGAAGCGCGGTATTGGTCTGAAGATCTCCAAGGAGATGGAGACTCGGAACGACGTGGGTCGGGTTGCTGAAGAGGTTCGTCTCACTCGTGAGGCACTTATTCGTAACTGGAACAAGGTCTTTTACCAGGCCGTGTACCGGAACCCCAACATCCTCGTCATGACCGCTTCGAATGCTGCTAACGGTGGGTGGCTGACGGACGTTGTTCCTGCCGCTGGTCTCACTCCTACTGCTGGCATCCGCAAGGACATTGCTCAGGCCAAGTACCTTATGAGCAATCAGCAGGTTCAGGGTGCAATGGACAACGACCGGTATGGTTTTGTGCCGGACACCATGATCCTTCACCCTAGCATTGCTCCTGAGTGGCTGGACTCCGAGGAAGTCAACAAGGTCTACGACAACTCCCCGGCGACTACTCTTTCTCCGCGCTACACGATGAAGATGGACAACTCCTTTGCGGGGCTGGACATTGTTCTTTCGTGGGAAATCCTTCCGGACCACGCC